TAAAAGGTTCATTGGCAAAAGGGGCAATGGGAGCAATAGATAGTTTAAGTAATTTTGATGCTGCTGGATTAGCGAAAGTTGTCCAAGATGCTGCAGGTAATTTTAAGAAAGCTCTTGAGGATTCTGGAACAAAACAAGCATTAATTGCTTATTTTGCTGGTCAAGCAGCTGGTGCAAACATTCAAGGTAGAACCACTGGACAAGTTTTAAATCCAAATCTTGAACTTCTTTTTACTGGTCCAAGGATGAGGACATTTCAATTTAACTTTGTTTTCACTCCTAGAGATGAAGATGAGGCAATAACTGTAAGAAAAATTATAAAAACCTTTAAAAGAAATTTTTCACCACAAAGATCTACTAGTGGTTTATTTTTAAAAACACCAAGAGTTTTTCAAATTGAATATATATTTGATGATAGTGAAACTAGTAACCATCCTTTCTTGAATAAAATTAAACCTTGTGCAATGACATCTTTTAATGTTAATTACACACCTGATGGTTCATATTCAACCTTCCCAGATGGTTCAATGACTTCTTATGCTATAAGCATGTCATTTGGTGAACTGCAACCAATTTATGCTGATGAATATGATAATTCAGACGATATGGGATTTTAAAAAATGTCTAAACAGTATTTCGATTACCTTCCAGATTTTGCTTATGTAAGTCGTGAACCAGATTCAAAAATTTCAGATTACATTACTCTAAAAAATATTTTTAGAAGAATAAAACTAACTGATCAAGTTTTAAATGATATAACTAACTTCACAAAATATAAAATTATAGGAGATGAAAGACCTGATCAGGTTGCTTATAAACTTTATGGTGATTCAAATTTAGATTGGTTGGTGATGTTAGCAAATAATACACTAAATCAATTTGAAGAATGGCCAATGAGTCAAACTTCACAATATAATTACTTAATTAAAAAGTATGGAACAGAGGAAAACTTATCTTTACCTCATCATTATGAAACAGAACAAGTAAAAGATAATAATAATGGTGTTGTTATTGTTAAAAAAGGAATCACAGTTCCAAAAAATTACACTGTGCAGTTTCTTAGTGGAGGATCAATCATTACATTAAATCCAGTGACAACTATTTCCAATTATGAGTATGAGGAAAAAATACAAACAAATAGAAGAAACATCTATGTTCTTAAAGGTAAATTTGTTAGTCTGGCATTAGACTTAATTAAAAAGCAATTAATTAATTTAAAAGGATCTTCACAGTATCAGTCAGTTGATCTCTCTATTGCAGATAATATTAAACTATATCAATAAAATCCTAAAGGGGTCATTTTTTACCTGGATTTTTTTTGCTCCTTTTTTGGAATTAAAGTTCAATTTTGCTCACAAAAAAGGGAGGCATACACCTCCCTCTATGATTATTATATTCTAATCATACTTCATCCATCAGCGAGCTTTGCAAAGTAAGCCATAGGATCATCATCGTCATTAGAAGATGATTCTTCTTTAACAACTTTTGATGCTTGGAAAGAATCCTCAAGTTTTTTGAGAACTTCTTCTTCACTAACTGATTTTTGTTCTGTTGCTGCGTAATTGTCATATTGCGTCTCTTCCTCTACTGATTTGCGAATGGACTTATTGCCCAAAACATAATCAACTCTCTTCTTCAGTTCATCATAAGATTTGAACTGATCAGCAGCAGTAAAGGCAGTGAGAGAATATTCTTTTTTCCAGAGTGCTTCCATAGCATCATCATCTTCTAGAAGTGGTGAAACTGCTGCAAACTCAGAAGAATCATAGTTCCAGTAACCTGCAACCTTCTTCAACTTCAGTTTGAAATTAGCACCCTGCCAGAAGTCAAAAGGATTGATTGGAGTCTCATCCTCAAACTCAGGTTGCATTGCTTCCATAATCTTATCAAAGATCTTCTTACCAAACTTATAGAGGAATACACCTCCTTCATTATGTGGATTAGCAGGATCTTTGACAACATAAATGTTGGCATAGAAAGAAAGTTTACGCTTTTGCTTGCGCACAACATCTTTGTCTGATTCATTACCACTGTTCCATAGTTCCCTGTTCAATTCTCCAACAGGATCCTTTCCTCCCACAGTAGTTAAGGAGTTTTCAATATACCATCCACCAGGTCCTTGAAAGGCGTGAGAGAAGAGTTTTACCCAAGGAAGATCTTCTCCTTCTGGAGCAGGTAGGAAGCGAATTACTGCATACCCATTACCAGACTTATCCATTTCTGGTTTCCAAAGGCGTTCATCTGCACCTCCACCAGTATTGTTCATCTTCTCTACTTCTTTCACAAGTTTAGATGTGAGAGAACCAAGTGAAGATTGCTTTTTCAGGTCATTAAAAGACATGTATTCTCCGTATTAGTTGTATTTGGTCTGTGTCCCTTAGCTTGGTAGAGGATCAGGCAGCCTCATTCTAACCTATGTAGATGTGTTGTCAAGGGATAGTTTCATGTTTTTAATAATTGAACCCATGTTTGAAAACACATATCCCAAATCTACACCAGGAGGAAAACCCAGTTTTTTTGCTTGATCAATTATTTCTTCTTTCATTTTTTTAGCTTCTTCATCATCAGACAAACAAAGTCTAGTATAAAGAGTATGTTGTTTGTTTAATAACTTCTCCAAAGTATTAATGTGTTCTAATTTTTCTTCTCTTCCCATAGTGGAAAAATTAAAAACTGCTTTGTAAATATTATCTTGAAGTTCTGTAATTTCTTCTATTTCGTCTTTGACAAATTCTGATTCAAAGAAACTCATAGTCCTACTACCTGTTTAAGAATTTTTTTATAATGAAATACATTAATATCTAGGAAGGAAATATATTTATCAACTCTCATTGAGATAAATTCCCATACAGGATCATCCATCTTTTTATCAAAATCTTTTTTAAATCCAATAATTTTTTCTAAGATAATAAAAGATTCAATTGAAATACTATTTTGCAAAAGTTCTTTTATTATAATTGGATGTTTGCTTTCCTCAATTTTAAATACATCATCAAATTTTCTTTCAGAAAACAGTTTATCCATCTGTTCTCTAAACAAATAAGACATAGATTGTTTTCTTTTTTTCCAATCTACATAATTACCTTCACCATTCCTAACAATTTCACCAATCCAAAGTGATTGTGGATTATCACAAGAAATAAAATTAGATACAAAGAACTCAACTACTTCACCATCAGTTTTTTGTCTGCTCAATTTTTCAAAAAAGTATCTATCTCTTCTTTTATAAAAACTTTGAACAGTTGCACGAGACTTACCACCATATTTGTGATAATCATACTTTGGTTTAGTAAAATGGTTTTTCAATCCCAAATAGGATTTATACGCATCAAATGGTGTCACTTTAATCATCTAATTCTTCAAATTGAATAATACTATAGTGGGAGTTTAGCACGTGAGGTTCTCTTCAATAAATTGAGTTCCATTGCTTCAGCCTTCAATTTTTCTTTTAGTGGTTTAGTCACTAATTTAGGAACTGATTCTACATCAATACCATTTTCTTCACAAAAGAAGACAATAGCATCAATATATTTCATGTCCTTATTTTTAAGGACTGTTTTTTCGATTTCTTCTGTGAACTTCTTGGAAGAATAGAACTTCTTCTCAATTAATTCAGTTATAGTTGGTTCAGGCATTTTGCAGTTTAAATTCAACAAACTCGCTAATGTAATCTGAGAGCAAATTAATGTACTTTCTTTTGTCATACTCTTCATAAACTTTTACTTCACCATTTTCACATGACATGATGATGACAAATTTCTCTACCATTATACCAGTCATCTCATATAACATGCAAGCATATGCTGCACACTGTACGAAATGATGATCAACCCAATTTCTGGGTTTTGGTTTCTTGCTGGTCTTAAAATCAATTACAGCAAGTTCGCCATCATATTCAGCAATACAATCTACACTACCAGCAACACCCAATTGATAACTGAACAGAGATTGTTCAAGAGCATGGATATTATCAATTTTATTCAAAGTAGGTTTAGCCTGTTTAAATAACATCTCTGATAGAGGTTGAACACTTGGTAGTTCACTATTTTTTAGATAATACTCACTGAGAGTGTGCATATCTGTGCCTCTTGAAGTTGCCTGTTTGGTAACTTTATTGGCTTCATCATTACCAACCTTTGCTCTCCATGCTCTGAAGATTTCACGATTAATGTGACTAATAATTGATGTAATTGAAACTAACTTTTGTCCATCAGGAGCATCATAATATCTAACTCCTTGAATCATCTGTCTTTCAAGTTTTGGATAATCAATTTCAATATGGTTAAACATTAGAGTCCTAATTCAAGTTTAGCAGTGATGTATTCCTTAACAAATCCACTTCTGCAAATGTCTTCTGCTTGGAATTCAATTATATCAAAGGATGGCATGTTGCCTAAAATTCTCATGAAATCAATAATACCATTCTTTTCTGTTAGTTTTACTAAATCAGTTTGAGTAGCATCACCACAGAACATGATCTTTGAATTTTCACCAACTCTAGTGATAATAGAGTCTAGTTCATGAAAATTTAGGTTTTGAAATTCATCAACAATAAGGATAGCATTATCAAATGTTGTACCTCTGATGTATGATGTGCTCCAAAAACTAATAGTTCCTTGAGACTTCAAATTATTATACAACATTTCAAAAGAATTGTCATCAGGCATCTCAAACATGTATTTGACCATGTTTTTATATGGAATCTGATAAATGTCAGATTTATCTTCATGATCACCTGGTAGGAAACCAATCTCTCTGGTGGGTACAAGAGATCTAATGATATAAATCTTATGGTAAGGTGAATTTACATCTAAGACTTGTTGTAGGGCATTATACAATGTGATAAAGGTCTTTCCTGTGCCAGCACAACCATAGGCAACCATATTTTTATCATCTTTATATGAATCAAAAAATTTTTCTTGGTTTTCTGTCAGAGGTTCAATCTTTTTAATATACTCAAGATTGATAGGTTTTTTCCTTTTCATTTGTCTATTACTCATACCAAATGGAACTGGGTTGGTGCCAATACCTGACGATGATGAACTTTTTCTTTTAGCTGGCATATGTTATAAGAGATTAAGATTTATCCGTAGTAACGATTTTTACGAACTGTAGCACCTGGTTGTTTAGATGCTCTGTCTAGGACTTCATTCCACCCATTAGATTTAGCTTCTCCAGTCCATTTAAATTCTGTATCAATTCCTCCACAACCTTCTGACCAATCTTTATCCCAACCAGGATTTTCTTTTCTCCACTCATCATATGCTTTCATGGTCATACTAAGAGTTTTCTTTTCTTTAGTTTCCAAATTAATAACAGGGTATGTAGGCATATATGTTTTCCTTGTGTGTTAATATTTATTACCAGTTTAATGCTTGAGATATTGTAGGAAATTGTTCTTTGAAAATTGCTTTACATTCATTAGCAAGATCCATATGTTCCTTCTGTGTGCCATTAGCAGATCTCAGTTCAATATAATGAACCCATGATCGCACTGAACCGCTCATGTACATTCTTGTCGGAACTGCCAGTGGAAGCACCATACGAGCACATTCCTTTGCCACTCCTCTCTCCAACATCTGTTGATACAGTGCCATAGAAGAGTCAAATAGAGTCTGCATCTGTAACTCAAGGTTCTGACGTACAAATGGGTCAAGATCATCAGTAGAGTTCTGACGATTTTTAGTATCTTGACGTCTCAGTTCAGGCAAGGCAATAGTTTTACCAAGCAGAGATGAATCTGCATACCTTTGTGAAAATTCCTGGAATGTAAAAGACCTATGACGCAGAACTTGAGCTGCTATTGCTCTAGTTGTTTCCAACTCAATAGACAGGTATGCCTGCTCAAAGATACTCCAGTGTTTATGTTTGATACAGTACTTAATGAGACCTTCAAAGGAATCATTATCCTGATTAGAGGGATTACTTACTCTGGCACAGTAAGCAATTTGCTTTTCTGCATCAGGAGTTACTGAAATAAGTTTTGCTGTCATTGCTTCTCTGCTTTTCTTACTTTTTTGAGTTCTTTAAGTTCTGCTTTGATTGCTTGATAAGCATCTTCAGCACTTATCTTACCACCCATTTCCATGGCAGCAAAACATTCAACTCTTGTGCCAAAATGTTGAAGTGCTCTCTCAAATGTGTCTAGTTCTTCATACATTATTTAATCTGGATAACCATCATCATCATTGAATACTTCTTCATAATCTGAGATGGGAATATCATATTTAGTTCTAGTTGTATTGTATGCATTTGGGTCAGAATAAACTTCTGATTCCAACTGATCAACAAGAAGTTTAAGTTTGGAT